ACTGTGCAACGCTTGTTTAAGAGTGTTCTAGGCGATGTAACGTCTGCTGGTTGCGCTGTCACAGTGCCGTTTATTTGCGGCACAATGCCAATGTCAGCGTCGATAGTTTTGCCGATAAGGTTTGATACCACGGAAAAGGTTTGCCCCTCGCAAATCATGGTATCAGTTCCCATTGTGGAATCCGATTCGTCGTTGTGTGTTAAAAGAAAGTCATCGACTAAGCTCATATACTATGCGCCAAGTCAAAAGCCAGACTCTGGAGCCGCTGTCAATCTTGCGTCATGGCGGTAAATGTGCAGGACTTTTGCGATGTGAAATCCGCTTGTGATTCTGCGTCGCGCTTGGCGTGACCATATAATATCCTCGCCATTGTTGCGCTCTCCAAATTGGCAAGTTTTCACCGCTGATTTTTTCCAAGCGCAAACGTGCCAAGGTGCGCGGAGCGTGATGCCGTTTGGCGTGAATCCCTGATCTGGATTGTTCAGCCCGAAAACTACTTTGGAATAATGCTCGTTGTAGAATGAATCTTGCTCAAATGTTATTACGTCAGCATCGACTTGTGCAGCTTTTAGTATTTCTTCGACATAATCATCCGATATGTCGTCATCGTCATCACAAAATGCAATGTATTTTCCCTGCGCAATATCGACTAGCGTTTGCCGTTTTGCCCCGATTGATCTTTTACGATTGTCGCAAAGTGATAAATGCTCGACGGGCAAATCACCGACTTGCTTTTGTATCTTTTCGGTTAGCTCTAAGAGTTGCTTTTCTCTCCCTGGTATCGTCGGTGTCAGTATGCTTAGTTGTATTTTCATGTTTTTTAAATATTGAATCGTAGTTGTTGCGGTATGTCTTTTGATTTACTGGTCTTGGCGTGTCTCCTTTGCCGCCGTGTGATGCGTTGTAGCTCATTTTCTTTTCCAGTAATTGTTATGCGTTGCTAATTCGTAACCGTTTGCTTGTGAATGTTCCTCGACCGCTTTTTGCACTTCTACGCATGTCCAATCGTGGCCGCTAAATATGCCGCCTTTCTTGACCTTGCCAAACCATGCTTGCAAATCCTCTTTGACAGAATCGTAGTCGTGCGCTGCGTCGATGTAGATTGCGTCAATGCTGCTTTCGGCAAATAGCTCAGATGCCGCTACGCTGTTTGTTTCGTGAATGGTAATCATCGAATCGACTTTTGCGTCTCTGATGTTGGCGATAAATGTATTGGCAAATGATTCGCCGTTAAAATCAAAAACGTCAACGCAATGAATCTTCACGTTATGCTTGCCGATGTCTTGTAGCCGCTGCGCAAGATAGATGATTGATTTTCCTAGCCATGTTCCCACTTCAACAAACGTATCGCCGTCTCGTAGGGTTTTTGCGATATTATCGTAGTGGTCACGATAGTCTAGCCAGCCATGCACGTTCTCGCTAACAAAAGTTTTTTCGGTGAGTCTTTTTGTGATTCCTGCCCCCATCGCATAACGATAGTTTTCATTTGACCGAGCGTAGATTTCATCCATTTCAGCCTTGCCGAATACTGGATGTAAATGCTCAAAAATAATGTCTCGCGCTTCGATGGTCACGCCGTCTGCGTATGCTTGCTGTGTGAAGTAATCATCTGAGTAAACGCTAAAATACTCTGGATGAAACATGAAGCCTTGTTTTTGGTAACGCGCCCTAGTTATGATCGCCATGCAAAGCAATTCATTAGTTCTGCTGCCGTCACCGATAGCCAATACTTTTTCTTGTGACGTATCACCGATGGCATTAAGTAAAATCTCATCCCAATGCATCGGAGGATTCCAATCATCGCTGAGTTGCAACAATACTTCGCCGCATGATTTTTGTGCCGCTGCGTTCCATGCCGCTACGCTTCCCGAGCTTCCGTTTGTCAATGCGTGATTGTGAACTGATAAAAACATGCCATGCGGATCGTCTGCGTCGAGTCCGAAAATATGCTCGATAGCGTCTGGATTCTTTGCCTTGGTTAGCCATAGTCGCCGCGCATCAACCGCTTGTTTGCATCTGCCGCGAGTGGCGTGGATCAGTGAAATCTTTTTACCGTTACGAATGAAGTGGTTAGTTTCGATAGCGTCGGCTTCATCCATAAATCCGTTAGCTCGTAACGCCATGCCATGAAGTTGAATCCCTAAATATCCACTGTATTTCTGCCGCACATTCCATGCACCAGTTCCACCGCTAACGGCTTGCATTGCCGTTGTGATAGCTAGCGCGTCTTCGTTGCGGTTCAATCCCAGATAACAAAGACAAAGCTCGCCGTATGCCTCCTTACGCGCAGGATCGACGGATAACGCCTGTAGGTTCATTTGCAAGCGGATTTCGATGTCGTTTGCCATTTGCCCCGCCGCGATGAATAGCTCGTATTTCTCAGCCTTACCAAGTGCATCCGATTTGTCAGCAAGCATTTCGCAAATTAAGTTAGATGCCGCACTGATTTGCCCCGTTGCCCGTAGCGATTGAAACAAGTGAAATTTGTGTGACGTTGTTGGTTCTGCGATGCTTTGCAATATGCGCAAATTGCGTTCGTCGTTGCGTTCGCGTGTCCCTTCTGGTCTGTGTAGAATTACCGCGCCGTCAACCTTGGCAATGCGTGGCTGGTTTACAAATTGCAAATGCTCGTGAATTGGCGAGTTCCATTTTGCACGACCTTTGCGAATGATTCTTTCGCGCATGACCGTTACGCCATCTTCTGGCACGTGGTAAGCAATCTCGATGCCGTCAAAATCTTCTGGCAATAAATCGCACGTTTCGCGGATTCGTTTGATAGACTCTGGATCAATTACATCGTCCGTATCTGCCCACATAATAAGCTCATGCGATGCCGCATCAAAAGCCATTTGCCGAGCCGCTGCGAAGTCGTCAACGTGTGGCCAGTCGTGCTTGTTTCGATAGTCACCCGCGAACGTTGCGCCGAGTGCTTCAGCTAGTTCTTTTGTCTTGTCTGCTTCTTGGTTTCCAATAGCACGGACAAAAACAATTTCGTCAACTAGCGGTGAGAATGATTTGATAAATCTTTGAATGTAGTTTTCAACATTCCCGACAATAATACATAAACTCAGTTTTTCTTTTTTCATATTTTTTATATCTTTAAAATGTTTGCGCCGATGGCCTGTGACAGCCATCGACGCGCTATGAACAACACAAACAAATCAAGTTGTAGGAGTCGTGAACACTTTCAAAGCGTTCGTGACGGCGGTTGAGTAACCGTAAAGCATGTGCATGTTTGCAAAGTAAGTCCCCGATGCGCGGGAGTAGTGGCGAGTGTAGAGCGCGGATAAGCCGCTTTCGTCGTCAACCATTTCCTCGATGGCAATGTAGTCTTCGGCTGGCAAGTATTGACCAAGCGAGCGAGAAGCAAAAGCAATCGCGTCTTGACCGCAAGCAAAGCCAGTGAGTGAAACACTGTTACCAGGTATGATGTCAGATCCGTAAACTTGCATTCCGAAAAGGCGACCAAGTGATCCTTCTTTAATCGCTTCGGTGTCGCCGCGATTGAAGTAGTTAACTAAGTTGGTATCGCCAAGCAATGCGCCTTCGATGACAGTATTGCCGATGAAGCTGTATTCACCTTTTGCGCCAGCCTGTTTAAGCTGCTTGCGAGCTTCGATAAGTTGGCTCTTGGTGTAGTTAGCTGATGCGGTCGTGATGACTGCAGATCCGTAGTTGGTCGTAGTAATCAAGCTCATGATGTCTTGCAGAACAGTAGCACCCATTGACTTGCCGAGTTGATACGCCCACTTGTCCCATCGTCCAGCGTTGCTAGATTCTGCGAGTTGTTGGTGAGTAAGACTCACTGGAGTAATCTTACGCTTGTCGAGGGTAACAGTAACGGCGGTGATTAAACCTCCAGTTTGTTCCATGACGGTTGATCCTTGCGTGAAGGTCGTGGTCGTTGCGTTGCCAAAGAGCGGCACAACAACGGCAGAACCTTCTGATTTCACATCGCTTGAGATGTCGGTCGAGAATGCGCGGAGTGGCAAAAGCAGATCAACAAGTTGTTGGAATGCGGTTTGCGCGAATAGTGTATCATTAAATACTGTAGCCATAATTATTTAGTTAGTTGAAGTTGAATTTCTTTTTTGTGTTTTTTCACGTAAGCCGTTTTTTTGGCTGGTGAGAGATTTTTGATATGTTCCAAGTGATTGGTCGGTGCCGGCTCATCCATCGAGACATTAAGCGGAGCAAGCCCAGCCTGTGCGGCGATTTCGATTGCACGGGCGTTTGCCGATGCTTCGACTTCGACAAGTTTCAAATTAAGCGCGTCAAGTTCAGATGCTTTTGCGGTTACTGCGTCTTTCTCTGATTGCAACAGTGCTTCGGATTCTGCTAGTTTTGCGCTGATTGATTCGTTGCTCGCCTTTGCTTCTGCCAATTCAGTAACGGCATTTTGCAAATCACTTTCGCTGGTTGCTAGGTTTGCCGCAAGTTCGCTGATTTGATTTTCTGCGTCAACGATGGCAGACTCCAGCCCGATAACTTTTTCGGTAAGTGCTGAGTCTGGTTTGAATCTGTCTAGTATGCTCGCCATATTCTTTGTTTTGGTGTCAAAAATTTCATCGGCAAATCCCATCTCGACGGCTTGCTTCGCAGTCATCCATGTTTCGCTTTTCATCAAATCGCGCATTTCTTTTTGCGTCTTGCCTGTTTTTTTAGCGTAAATCGCGGCGATTTCATCACTGATTCCCTCTAGTAAATTTGCTGTTTGGCGCATCTTTTCTGCGTCGCCAGCCATTGCGGTTGATGCTTCGTGAATCATCATTCGCCCGTTAGCTGCGATTTCTACTTTATCCGCTGCCATTGCAATGACGCTTCCCATGCTTGCCGCTAACGTGTTGATGCGAGCCGTGACCGATACGCCGCGATTGCGAAGTTCCTGCATGGAATTAAACAAGCGATAGCCATCAAATACGCTGCCCCCGCCCGTGTGAATCTCAACCGTTAAAGTGTCGATTGCGTTTTCTGCGCAAGCTACGATTTCACCGATAGCAAAAGAATCCTCTACGCCTTTCATGCCGTAAGTTTGATCAATTTGCTCAATGATTTGATCAATGCTGAATTTATCAACGTGATCGTTGAGCTTTACCTTTGCCGCTTTGTTTTCAATCTGTAGATGGTTCATCTTCTATTTCTTCTGGTTCGTCGTTTGGTGTTTCTGGCACTTCTTTTTCTCCGCTCATTTCCGATGCGTCAACTTTTGGCATGTCGTTTGCGGTGAGCATTTTCATTTCTCGCGGGTCAATAGTTATGCCTAATCCGCTTTCGTTGACCGCTTTCATTTTAAGTTTTTCTTGCACTAAGTAGGAAATGCGCTCGTCCAAATGCTCATCTGGTGACTTGCCAAGGAATCCGAGAACGTCTTGAGGATTCAAGAAGCCAGCTTTCCACATTTCGATGAGTTCTTTCGATACCCGCCCGTCGTCAATCGTAATCTTTTTAGGGTAGGTAAATTTCCATTTATACCATCCCTCTGCTTCTGGCAATCTGCCGAGCTTCACAAACTTGGCGACAACGTAGCCAATAATGCGGTTCGCTGCATATTCAAGTAAATCTTGCCTGTCCTCGACGACTCGTTGTGCGCGTCCAAGGTCTGCCCGTTCTGCCGTGCCTTGTCCTGTAGCGTGCCAAACCATCGAATACGGCCAGTTGATTCCCGCAAGTGCTTTGCGATAAATGCGGTTCTGAAATGATTCCCACATGTCCCCAGGTCTATCATTCTTGATTGTCTCAAGTTTGCCCCCGCTCTTAGCCGCAAAATACCTAACCGTCCCGCCTTGGTAATTCTCGTTGATAATTCCCGTCTCTGTGCATGTTCCGTTACCGTTGATGACGTTCTGATTGTCGTCTAGGTCTGGAAGTCCTGTTTCGTTATGCTCGATAAGCGCAATGCTTGACAGCATCAACTGTGCGTAACGCTCCCATTCGTGGGATTGCAATGAGTCGCGTAAATCGTTTAGCGCGTGGGTAAATGCTGGCAATCCGCGCCCTTGTTCTTGCCATGATGGATCGAATACATGAACTATATTTTGCGCTTCTAGGTATTTTATCAGTTCTCCTTTGTCGTCGATAAAGCAATACGCCAATGGCGCACCGTTACCGTAGATAATGCCATCGGTTAAAATCTTCCCGCGATACGTTCCCGTTTCTTGCTTGCCATCATCGAATCCTTTTGGCGTTGCGATTCGATGCGATGGGATTTGCTGGATTCGTGGGTAGTCGTTTTCTGTTTTTGTTAGCAATATAAACGCTTCTCCGTCACGATCAATCGCGCAAGATGTCGAATAAAGATTAGTCTGAAATGTGTTTTGACCGCCGCGAACATCGCAAATTTTATACCATTCGTCGTTGATTAGTTCCTCCGCTTTGATTGCGAATTCACGATCTTTCGATTTCGATTGCGCTTGCCATGACCGCCCCACGGAATACATCGCCTTTTGCTGGATTGCTCCGAGCAAGATGCCTTCGTTCAGATACAAACGCCGCGAATATGAAGCAAGCGTCATGCGGTCTCTCGCCGGCACAAGCTCACTAATGTCCTTCATCTGGACTGGCTGAAATGGTCGCGCAGATGAGCTTCTTACTGCCCCCTGTGCTGCCGTGTATGGATTTCCGTAGGTGTCAACGATCATAATTAAAACATGTTGCCGACTGTGCGACTGTTAGGTCTGATGCCGCGTTTAATTGCGTTGATTGCGCGATTCAAAACGACGATGCGGTCTGTCTCTGGTAAGCTTACTAAGACTGAATAGCTGATGCCGTTTTTCTGCGATGATGTCAGCGTATTGCCACCACCTTTTGACAACGTGCCATTTAATGCGGCTGTTCTCGCTTCGATTAGCGATTGCAATAGTGTAGGATCGTCTAACGATGCGTCATACCATGCTTTGATTAAGTCAGCCACTCCCATGCTTGGGGCGACATGTCAAAAATCATTCTTCCGTTTCGGATTCTGGTGTGCCGATTAAGCCAAATATTGAAGCAAGCACGATTTGCATGTTTTCACAATCGACGGCATGGTTGTC